GTCTATCCGTTTGGACAAGAAACTTATGTCGAGGGGTTCATACACTTGCGTGACGCAGAACTGTTCCTCTATCAATTTCGGGAGTTGAACTGATGACTTTTGAAGAATTTTGTCGCGAGATGTATCGCAAGAATGTTGATGAACGTCTCGCTTGGAAACAGGAAACAATGACATGTGAAGAGTATGTTGATAAAAATAAGAGTTTCTTGGAAGAAAAATTTAATATTGTTACAGCATCTTTTTTGCTTGACAATTCTTGATTGATTTGTTATTATAATAGTATAGTTGAAAAGGAGAGGAAACCAATGCTTAATTATACAGAACTATTTGAAAACACTTTTTTATATAAAACATTTGAACCAAATGCTGATATAGACAATCCGTATGCAGAGAAAGAGGTTCGTATTGTTGATATCCTTGATGGGCCTGGCGCTGACCGCCGTGACTACTGCACAGTCGAAGGTATACAAGACTGGGAAGTCGATATGCCCCTTGAGAACTTTTTGAAAAACGCTCGGATTAAAGAGGCTGCATAATGTCACTACTGACGTTTGCTACTGATGAACGTATCGATGTTCTCCGTGAGAAGTTTAACACTCTCACGGAAGGCATGGATAACTGGAAAGACCCGATTGATACAGTCATTCCTGTAAACGAACTGAATGACATGCGTGATGCATGTGCGTGGTTCACTGGTTCTGTTCTCGATGTCGTAGAACAGATTGAGAACGAACCGAAGTTTCGCGTCTATGCAGAGGGTTACTACAATGCAGTCGGAGCGTAATGTAAATCATGAGTCGATAAGGAAAAGTAATCAGTATCAGAAGACATATACTTTTGATAATGGATATGGTGCGTCTGTGATTTGTAATCCTAGTTCGTATGGTAACACTGATGGACTTTTCGAAGTTGCAGTGCTTGACATTAATGGTGAACTGTGTTATGATACACCTATTACTGATGATGTGATTGGTCATTTGACCTTTCAAGAAGTTGTTGATACATTGAAAGAGATTGAGAGTTTAACATGAATATTTTCCATCTGGACAATGACCCTATCAAGGCAGCACAGGCAATGTGCGACAAGCATATCGTCAAGATGATTGTCGAGTATGCACAACTGATGTCAACCGCACACCGTGTGCTTGATGGCGCCTTGTATATCGACAGGACTGCGAATGGTCGCAAAATCAAACGTTGGGCGCATCCTGATTATCATGGTTTTCTCTACAAAGCATCTCATGTCAATCATCCGTCAAACATTTGGGTGCGTGAGTCTGACGAGAACTACTTCTGGTTGTATCGTCACTTCCGTGAGTGCTGCAAAGAGTATACCCGTAGGTATGGAAAATATCACTTGACAGATACTCGTTTATCTGATATACTACTCAACATACCTAAGAAAATCCCCAAAGCGGGATTGACGAAATTCGCACAAGCAATGCCTGACTATTGCAAACGCGAAGACCCTGTAGATGCATATCGTATCTACTATCTAAATGAGAAACGTTCATTTGCTAAATGGACAAATCGTGATGAACCTGATTGGTGGAAGGAGTGTGCATAATGATTGACCGCCGTAAAAAGAAAGTTGCTGAAGACCTGTTCGAAGGTGACTATGATAACCGTGACGTTCTGTATTGGAATGACACAAAAGATTATTTCGATGAGATTGGTGTTACCGATACTTATCAAGAAACAGTAGGATATGATAATGACTGGAATTGATTATAGTTATGACAGTGTGGTAGGCACACTGCGGGAAAATATTGTTCGTCTGTCTTTCATCAAAGTGAAAGATGGTCAGGTTCGCAACATGCGAGCAACTCTGGATAGTAAATTTATCCCCGAAGAAAAAATGCCCAAGACTGATGCAAACGTAAAGACCGAAAAGAACCAGATTGCGGTTCGGGTCTATGATTTAGATATTGAGGATTGGCGTTCTTTTCGTGTAGATTCTTTGCAAACATTCGACACTATATAGTGTATGGCAAAAAGAAAACTCACTGCGGAACAAAAGAAGGCGGCGAGCGAGCGTCTTGCGAAAGCAAGAGCTGTTCGTGGTCATGATGGTCGGATGGGTGTTCACGAAAGTATTCGTGATTATTCCGAAGACCATTATATTCATTGGAAGAAAGTAAAACAATGGATTAAATCCTGTGAGTTGGAACTTAAAGGTCTACGTCATCTCAAGAAATCTACAGCGTGGAGAGAGAGGGCGGAATACAAAGACCTTGAGGTCTATATCTACAACATGAAGAAATATCTTACTACTGGTGTCTGGATGGATTTTCGTTATGGTGAAGACCGTGAGGGTGTAATCAAATATCGTTGTCTTGCAAAGGCATATGATAAAGAAGGTGAAGTGAAACGCACAGTCGGTGTCTGGTATGATGATGTCGGTATGTGGACACAGGAGTTAGAAGAAGAATTTGAAAGTTGATTTAATTATCGGTGGAACGGATTCCAGTGAAGAGGAATCCAACTTCATGAGTAAAAAGAAATTTACTCGTATGGTTGAGGACACCGTGAAAAAGAAGTCCTTGACATATATGGATGCGGTTGTCCACCTATGTGACGACAATCAATTAGAGATTGAAGATGTTAAGAAATATATCGCGACATCTATCAAAGAGAAAATTGAGATGGAAGCAATGAATCTTAATTATCTCGATAAACGGGAAACCTTACCCAATGATTAATTATAAATAAAGGTATTGACAAACTTATTATATTATGATACAATTAATACACACAATACGCAAATATACGGAGAATACATATGTCTTTTGCAAATCTAAAATCTAATCGAACAGACGTTTCCAAACTCGCACAAGCAGCAGCGGAAATCTCTGGTCAAAAACAAACCACCAACAAATATGAAGATACACGTTTCTGGAAACCTACTGTTGATGAAGCAGGGAATGGTTTTGCACAGGTTCGTTTCCTTCCTGCCGCTGAAGGTCAAGAACTTCCGTGGGTTCGTTACTTCGACCACTTCTTCAAAGGCCCGACTGGTCAATGGTATGTTGAGAAGTCCTTGACTACTCTGGGTAACAATGACCCTGTGAGTGAACACAACTCGCGCCTTTGGAACTCTGGTATTGATGAGGACAAAGAGATTGCTCGTAAACAGAAACGCCGTTTGCATTATGTCGCAAACATTCTGGTTGTGAGTGACCCGTCCAATCCGACCAATGAGGGTAAAGTATTCCTCTATGACTTCGGTAAGAAAATCTTTGACAAGATTATGGATGTGATGCAACCACAGTTCCCAGGCGAAGAACCAGTCAACCCGTTTGACTTCTGGACTGGCGCAGACTTCCAGTTGAAGATTCGTAACGTTGCGGGTTATCGTAACTACGACAAGTCGGAGTTCAAATCACCTTCTGCATTGTTTGAATCAGATGAGACCAAACTTGAAGCGACCTACAACCAACTACATGATGTCAGTGAGTTCGCTGACCCCAAGACTTACAAGTCTTATGAAGAGTTGAAGAGTCGTTTGGAAGTTGTTCTGGGTCAGTCAACCGGCGCTGGTTCGACTGTAAAGAATGAGTCTCTCGCACAAACCGCAGAGGCAGTATCACCAAAAGTAGTAGAACCGCAAGTGATTGCGTCTGCGCCTGAACCTGTAGTCACGGAGACTGTAGACGGTGATGAGGATGATACACTATCATACTTCGCGAAACTTGCTGCAGAAGACTAGGATTCATTCTCCTATGGATGATGGGAAGGGGAGACTTCGGTCTCCCTTTTTTATTAGAAAGATGCCGCTTCTCTGTCTAGGTCATCAGTTGCGGGAGTCGGGTCAGTAAAGACTGCGGTATTACTACTCATATTAGTAGTTGTCGGTGCGTTTACAGTGTTTACTGCCATTGCAGCCTTTTTAGCATCATTTGCCTCTTTATTCGCCCGCATTCTTTCAATGTTCGCTTGTCTTATTCTTGCCTGTTCTTGTGTCGCGACAACCCTCTCAACATTTTGTGGCGCAGCGATTGGAGGTTCAGGTTCTTCTTCGCCTGTCTCCCCTTGTTCAGTAGGTAATGTTGTTTCAGCACTACCTTCACCCGTTTTCAATACTTTACTAAATGTTTTCTGGAATGCTTCGATTGGACTATCGCCGCCTGGCAGAACAGCGCCCAATGCTGCAGCACCACCCGCCAAAACTGCTGGCCCAAATAATAGAAGTCGTTTCACATAAACCATCATTGACTTAAACATCTGTGACAGACCAGCACTAAACCCATCCTCAAATCCACTGAATAGATTTTTAAGAACATCATTAAATACACGGGCAACACCCATGAATGTATCTTTAATCATATCAGCAAAACTGAAACCAGATAATGCCGCTTGGACATTCTCAAATCCAAGTTTACCCGCAATAAATCCAATCGCAGATTTTACTAGGTCAAGAGGCATACCAATCAGTCCAGATAGAACACCGCCGATTGCACCAAGAATACCACCTAAAACCCCTTCTTGTTGATACCCTGAAATTGCACCCTTGATACCATCGATAATACTCATTATTAAAGTAAGAGGTGCAAAGATTACTCGACCCAGTGTCTTGAATACTGTAAATATCGGAGACAATGCGCCACGCAATGCACTAAAAGTTTTTCCAATAGTCTGGAAAACTTGAGTGGTAGAATTGACACCACTCTTAATAGTATTACCAATCCCTTTCAGTGCAGAACCAACTTCTTTGAAACTATCAGCGAATACACTTGTAATTGGTTTGAAGAGATTACCAAATTTAAGTATTGACTTGACAAAGTTTGATGTAGTGGTTACTGGTTTACCATCAATACCTAGTCCAAATAATCGAAACATACCACCTTGAATAGTCTTGAAAAACCCCGTGGCACTAACAAACGGACTTCTTACCGCTCTCAAGAATCTTGCGAACTTCGATGCAGATGGGTCTAACTTTCCATTTGGTAACAGACCTATGAGTCTAAACACACCACCTCTAATTTGTCGTGTAAGGTTTGTTATCGCCTTACCAATTCTATTACCAGTCAAATTATCAAAGGTTCTACCAAGTGCAGCAAGGTATTTACCTAGACCTACCGCGATACCTGTTGCAAGACCAGAGATTGCTGCAGTAACAATACCCAGAAAACCTAGAAGACCAAACCCCAATGCATCTTTCGCACCGGCGGCCGCATCACTAAAGTTCTCTTTAGTGGGTTTGGGGCCAGATACCTTCTCTCGTGCTTCTTCGAGTTTGTCGAGTTTACTAGATTTTTGTGCCTGAAAAAATTGTCCAAAAGATTTATTCAGAGTGGCGAGTTGCTCAATCTGTTTTTTATCTCTCTTTTCACTTTCTGCGCCTTCTTCCTGAACCGCTTCGGTGAGGTGTGCTATGGTTACTTCTGCCATTTTTAGAACCCGTTATTATTTTCTTTCATTTTTTCTTCTTGTTCTTTTAACCACTCTTCCAGTAATACTAGATAAATCTCCCTCTCCCACGGCATCATATGTTCAATATCATGTAATGAATAATTAAAATGTTGCATCAGCGCGAAGTTGGTCTTGAAATGATTGACCAAATTATCATGCGAGAGGCATACTAAAAAAAATCTTGAAGACCCTCCAGTGTTACTTTATTCTGATGACCACACTCACAGGTGAACTCAACCTCTTTTCTCATGACGGGAACAGTCTGAAGAAATTTGCCAATCTTTTCGAACTGAGTGTTGGTCATGGATTCAATAAAATCATTCAATTCTTTTTTACTTACTTCATTGGCCAAATGTTTTTCATCATCGGTCAGAATTGCTACAACACAATCTTCTAACATTTGAAATCCAAACTCTGCCTCACTGATACCCTCTTTGAAGTTTTTTACAAAACCATCATAGGTTGGATATCTCATCTCAACATAGATATCATCTGTCAACTGAATCACGGGGTCTACATCGGTCTTCTCAATCTTGACCGTAGTTAAATCAACCAAAACTTCGGTAGACTTATCACAGTCTATTGCATCACACTTCATTATCAGTGTAGATGTCTCACCAACAGACTTACTACGAATTTGAGTGAACATATACTCAACATCAAATGTTGTTAGTTCTGTTGATTTAATATCATCATTCACACATGCGATAACAGTATCCATCATCGCTCTCATTGCCTGTTTTTGGTCTTGCGACTCAAAAGCAGAGAGAAGAACTTTCTCCTCTTTGACCAAGTATGGTCTAAATGTGACAATCTTATCAGTTGATGGAATCACCATCTCGTATTTTAGATTGTCGTTTAGTTTAGGTAACGCCATTATTTACTCCACAATTATAAGAATTTCCTAATCAATTCACCAGCAAGACCTTCGATAAATCCACCGCCGCCGGCATCTCCGCCTTCACTTCTCCAGTTCTTATAAGATAACTGAACGTCTAGTTGAAGGTTCTGGCCATCATCACTCAACTCAATTGCATTCAATGTAGTTGGGTATGCTTTATCTAGTATACAAGTATAAGCAATCTTATCACCTGTAAGTAGATTTAAGTCAATCTCGCCTTGCGCCAAATCAAGAGGCCCAATACGAGGTAAACGATTCGCAATAGAACTTGGTAGTTTACCTGAATCAAAAATCTTTTTCTTTTTCAATGGAAATGCGACACCCTTTTTTATCTGTTGAATCACGACAGGGTGTGTATAGTCATTGTAGTATCCTACTTCTAGTGTCTCTTGATTTACTGCAAGATTTTGCCATGCCTCAAAGTATGTTCTGACTTTATAGTCATTCATGACATGAAAGGATAGAGATATATCATCCACTGCATATCCATATGCAACTTTGGTTGTCTGTAAACCAATCTGTTTCTCTGTAGAGAGGACTTGTCTGCCAGGCATTGATGCGGCTCTACACAACAAATTCATCTCTCTTGCTTCACCAGAGATAGGCGGAAGGAAAATCTTATAAAGATTTCCCATTGCAAAACCACCAGCTTTACCTACCTGTGATTTGAAATCATCGATACGAGTTGTCATTAACCTTTACCTATCATCTGTCTTGAATCGTAGAATACTTTTTGTGAGTTTGACTTACGGAAGTCTGCGGTTGGAAGAAAGGTTGCAATCTCCCATTCGGGTGCAGGGACTTCTGCAAATTTACTCGAAACGTGTTTATTCAAGTAGTGTTTGAAACATGGTTTATAATATCTCAGCTTTGAAATACTTTGTAATTTACTATATGTTATTGCGAACTTTGCATCATCAGATGTCTTACTAGTCGCGGTTTCCATTAATGAGTCTAACATCTTTGCACGAAGAATTGGTGGGAGATAATGAAGGTTCAATCCATAGAATCCACCTTCCGCAGGCCCGACTACGACAACCAATGGAAATACATCATAATATGGTAGTTTGTCTTTGGTCTTCGGGTCATAGAAGAACATCTGCATCGAACCGACCACGCCACGTTGCGCTCTTCGTTTGAGCGGTTCTTCTTTCATCAACTCATTACGGTTGATTGAACGAAGATTCGATGCTTTCTTCCGAAACCAATCACGACTTTCTTTGGTGCGTGGCGTCACCCCAGCGCGGAATGCCTGTAGTTCCAGTCTGTTGAAGATATTACTCATGTTTCTATTTATACTTATTTTTTACGTTTTTGGAAAGGTTTTAATGGTTTTGTTGATTTGGGAATAAGACTCTTCAATGGTTCGTTCTTCTCCGTCCATATCTGGAAGTGCCAACCTCTATCTTTTGCGAACTCATTTGCTGCTTGCCATTTGTTCATGTTCTTGACATAAGTAAAACTTTCACTCAAAAACCTTTTTGTTCTCCTTGAACCTGTAGGGGGTTGAGTCTGTGCATCTGGTTTTATCTCAATCAGATAGGTCTTTCCATTGTCCATCTTGAGTTTTAGGTCTACAAAGTAACGATGCCACCTCTTATCGACTTCATATAAGTATTGTATTACAACTTCTTCGGATGACCATTCAACCACACTAGGATTATCATCACACCACTTGAATGCATGTTTCTCCCATAGGGAACGGTAGACCACATTGGTGTGGTCACCTTTATATTTCGTTGGGTTTTTTACCCGATATCTACCAGAATATGCCATATAAATAAAAAAATGATTAGAGGAATATCTCAAACAGTTCTAGACAAGTATGGTGCGTATACAGATTCTCATAAGTTATATATGCCTTATATAGGAGAAGGTTTTACCCAAGAGAGAAACTTATCAGATGATACTAAAGTATGGCGACACAAGGCAGACAGAATACTACAATTATATGGAAGTAGTATATTCGATAGGGGTGGTGAAGAACTGATAATTGTTGAGGGTGAAATTGAAGTTCTCGTTGTTGCAGAAGCGTTTCTTAGAACAACCAATATGATTCCACCAATTGTAGGAACAACATGTCATAGTAATTTTCCTATTATGATGTTAGAAGAATCACTAGATTATATTAAATCATTTGATAAAATCATTACTGCGTTTGATAATGACTTTACTGGATATAGGCAGACAAATTGGATTTTGGAAACTGTGGGTGATAAATCATTTACCTTTGATATAAAAAACTGTAATGATAATTATGAATTAATAGAGGAAATCGGATATGACCGATACGTTCATGAATTTCGCAATCGAACAAAAAGAACTGGCCAAAAACAAAAGATATCAGGTTGGCGCATATCTCACTAATGGTGTCTCTTCACACAATACACACCTAACTGAAAGAGAACATCCTGATACGACACAACACGCAGAAGCTAGAATAATATCCGAATCAGCCAGATTAGGTATTGCGACACAGGGACATAAGATTTATATAACCCTTTCTCCGTGTGTGTCTTGTGCGAAATTGATAATTCAGTCAGGAATAACTCATGTCTATTATCAAGAGTTAGATAAGAAACAAGAATTTGCGTTAGAATTGTTGGAGTCTGCGGGTATATATTACGAAAAATCTTATAAATAGAAACAGTTATAACCTATTTATCGGAATCGTAGACAATGACTCAAGGCGTAGATGAAGCAAGAAAAAGAGTAGATTTAGAGTATCCTCTAAACAATCCAGATGACTATAAGGGTAGACTTGTATTCACTGTTCTTGAAGAACCACAAACAGACCTCGGAAACTTAGCAGATACCGTCACGGAACTAGGTGAAGGTGCTTTGTCATTCTTGAGTCTATCAAAGGAAGAACAACAGAAAGCAGCGGATGAGGCATCTGGTAAACTGAAAAACTTTCCAATCACAGGGCCAGCACAACCACAATTAACAAATAGACAAGTATCAATTTATCTTCCTGTAGGACTTGCATTCCGTGATAATGTTGCGTATGATAACATGGACTTGGGCGGAATGGGTGCAGCTGCAGAGAGAGGTTTACAGAGCGGAACGGGTGCAATATCCGAAATGATTGATGCGGGTATGAAAACCTTATCTTCTGGTCTTACTGGTTCGGGTGGTTCGGATATGGCAAAACTAGGTGCAGTAAAACTTGCATCAAAGGGGCCAGACGAACTAGCTGGCGCATTTAAGTCTGCGGGTCGAGTTACCACAAATCCAAACACTCGTGTTCTATTCAAACAAGTGGGTCTGCGTGACTTTTCATTCACATTCAAATTCATTCCTACATCTGCAAA